GGGTTTTAGCTAGTGTCTCGGAATGACGAGACCCTAACGAGATTTGCTAGGGAGACCGCGATGAGCGAGCAGCCGCAACAGCCCGATCCGCAGCCGGCACCGCCGCCGCCTGAGCCGCCGGGCCAGCCGCCCCAGCCTCAGCCTCCTCAGCCTCCTCCTCAGCCGCCTGAGCCTCCCAGGAGGTAGATGCCCGCCGGTTGAGGATGTCCATCTGGCGCTCGGCATCGGCGATGGCGCGGTAGATCGCGCTTTTTTTGGTGCCGTTGCCGACGAGGTAATGCCCCAGGTGGATCACTGCTTTGCCGTTGGGTGCCGGCGTGACGCCCCTGGCTCGGGCCGAGATCATCTTGGGGAATTTACCCTCTCGGGCATATTCCTCGGTGATATGTACCAGCGCGACGTTGCGGTATTTGTGCTTGACGTTGAGCGGCATCTTTGCCGCCGATGTCATGACGATCCAGGGCATCAGTATCCCTCCATATTGAGCCGCGCTTCCAGTTCCCGAAACGGAAATTCGATGATCACCACGTCATCGAAAGTGCGTAGCAGGATCTTGGTCTGGTGCGGTTTGTCGGCCACCGGAGTAGCCGCGACGACGTGTGCGATGTTGATGAGGATCGGCTCGCGCCGCGCCGCATCGGGTCCATCGCAATCGTCACGCAAACAGGTCGTCAGTAAAAACTTGATCATCGCTTGGTCCCTTTCTGGTTTGTGGTTACTGCCACGGTCTTACTTCGCGCGGCAGGTCTTCCAGTTCGTCCGCGTGCATGGCTTCCGGTTCCTCCGGTTCGTCCGGCAGGTCGATCTGGTCGAGGTCGATCCCTTCCCAGGCACCGATCCACTCCTGGTAGGTCTCGGCTTCCTGGCTTTCCTGCCAGTTGTCGTCTTGCGCATTGGCGTGATCGGTGATCTCGGTAACGACTGTGTCTCGCAAGTTTTGCGCTAGGCGCAGGCTGTTGTTGTACGAGGCGATTGCCTGACACAGGCTATCGTGTGCCGCCTTCAATCTATTGAAGGCGTCGTCAATGGTGCTGGATCTGTCCTCCAGTTCGCTGATCAGCTTGGTTAGCTCGTCTGCCTGGATTGCGTTTAAACTCTTCATGGCTTAGTCCTCTAGTCCTGCAAAAGCGCAGGCCGATGCCCTCTCCCCGGAGGAAGGGGGCACTGGGCCTAGGCTCTTAGAAGAAGCCCCACCGCTCGGCGCAGACCGGCCCAATGCGGCGGGCGATGCTGACCGGATCTGTCAGTTCCGCGCCGCAGCAAGCGCATTCGCCGGTCTGGGTGCCGTAGGCAATCGCCGCTTTGTGCGGGTCCATCTCGATGATGGCAAGCTCCGGTGCGGGTTTGCCTCGGTACTCGGTGCCAACCAATTTGCCGAGATAGTCTTCGCCGCGCTTGACGTACACCGCGCCCGGGTTGTTGCCCCACTTGGGTGCGAGCGACAACACCAGACCGCCGGCCCGGAACACCGCTCTAACCGCACCGTTGGACACCGCTTTATCAAACATCGCGCGGATGTTTGGGTACTGCGGCAGCGGTGCGGACGGTGCCGTGATCGGGCGCTCTTCGATTGCCTTGGCGATGACCTCTTGTCTGAACGATGGGGTCATCGGCTCCGGTGCCTTAACCGGGGCGACATGGACATCGAGCGCTCGGTCGATAACGTCCTGCTTCTCGACGACGGTCTTCGCGATCCGCGCGTCGAGGGAGCCGTCGAACACCAGATGCTGCACCAGCACGCTGTTGGGCTGACCGATGCGGTGGCAACGGTCCTCCGCCTGAGAGATGCCGGCTGGCGTCCAATCAAGCTCGGCGAACACCACATGCGACGAGGCGGTCAGAGTGATGCCCACCCCAGCCGCCTTGATGCCGCCGACAAAGACCCGGCAATCAGGGTCAGTCTGGAAGCGGTCGACTGCTGCTTGCCGGTCCTCGATCTTGGTCTCGCCGGTCAGGTAGGCGCAGCCGGGGAAGGCATCCCGGAGAGCGTGTGCGACCGACAGGTGATGGCAGAACAAGACCACTTTGTCGGTCGCCTCCAGGCACTCCTGAACGTGACCGACGACGTGCGGGATCTTGGCTTCGGCGATCAGCCGGCGCAGCGTCGACATTGACTCGAAGGCCACGCCTTCCGCCTCGCGCAGGGAGGCAACAGCGGCCTCATAGGCGGCCTTGTTGTCCCCTACCTCGGCTTCGATCACCGCTACCCTGGCGGCCTCGACAGCCGCCGAGATGCGGTTTTCCTCACTGATCAGGTCAGCCGTGCCGTTCTGCGGCAATACGATGACCTGACGCCGCTTTGGCGGAAGCTCCGACAGGACATCGGCCTTGAGCCGGCGAACCATGAATTTGGTCCGCAGGCGCTGTTGCAGTTCCTGCAAGTTGGAGGCACCGGAGGTGATCCGGCCATACTTCGACTGATACGCGCCGCAGTAACGCGAGGTGTACCGGACGAAGTTTGCACCGAGATCATCTGGGTCCAAGGCCTGCACGATGGGCCAAATCTCGACCGGGCGGTTGACGATGGGCGTGCCGGTGAGAAACACTCTCCGCTTAGCCGGGATGGGTTCAAGCTTGTCGCGCCGCGAACCAAGAAGAAGCTTGGTGCGTTGTGCCTTGGGATTTTTGACGTAGTGGCATTCGTCTGCCACCAGTAGATCCCAGGACCGGGCGAATATTTGGTCTCTGTGTTTCGCCAGGATGTCATAGTTGATGACGACGATATCGCTGTCGGGGAACGTGCCGTTGGCGATGCCGATCGACACCGGGCGGGTCAACCACTTCTGCGCCTCGCGCTGCCAGTTGAGCTTCAGGCTGGCGGGGCAGATGACCAGAACCGATCTGATCGACGGGTCAGCGTTGATCATGCCCAAGGCCTGGATTGTCTTGCCCAAGCCCATCTCGTCGCCGATCAGCGTGTTCGCCCGCGCCATCGCATAGGCGATGCCGGCCTTCTGGTAGCCGAGATACTCCAGGCCCTCGGGAGCGGGGACAGAGAGGTCCGCATCGACCGCACGGGAGGCGTCAAGAGCGGCGTTGGCTTTCGCCACGGCAGCGACCGCCAGCGACGGGTCGAGCTTGCTGGCAACCAGCGCGTCGCGCGTGTACCAGAGTTTGCGGGTTGGGTCGAAGCGGAAGCCCGCGTTTTTGACGATGTCCTTGGTCTCGTAGGAAAACGGGAAGCGCGCAACAAAGGCATCGCCTTCGCGGCTTACAACGATGGTCATGAGCTTGGTCCTCTGTACCTCATCAGCCGGTCATTATGACCGTTGTCCGCCCGGTGCCGCGCGGAGGCTGAGGTTTTACCGGGCAACGCGGGCTAGGCCCGCGCGATGGTTATTCTTGGGAGTGGGCATACTCCGCGACGAGGTCCGTTGCGACCTCGCGCAGATGCGGGCAGCGGGCGGGGATGTCGTCGGGCGTATTGAAGGTGCCGGTGATCCAATTGTCCTCATCGGCGAAGAACATGCTGCTCGACAGGCTGCCTACTAGCTCGTCGCCGTCATACAGCAGGGTCTCCAGCGCGACATACTCGCGATCCTCGTCACAGAACGAGAAATCGGGGTACGGCTCGAAGTCGATTACGATGCGTGTCATTGGCTTGGTCTCCTCAGGTTGCGCTACTAAAGCCAGGAAGGTGCTGGTACTCGACCCAAAGGTCAGGGAAATCGATGCCGTGATCGGCATCGGTCTGACCGTCCTCCCTCTCTTCATTTGCCCATTTCCAGATGGCACTAGCCTCCTTCTCGACGGCGTCCTCGCACTGACGATAGGTCGCCTCCTCGAACGGGTAGTCGAGCGTGTATCTCGATGTGCCGATGTCGGACCCTTCGACGATGCTGCCAATGATGATGCCGGTGTTGGTGAAGCTGATCCACATACCGCAGTCGGTGTATTTGTAGACGCTGCGCTCGATGCTGCGCTTCAATTGCGCTTCGTCGTTGCCGTCAGCGGCGAGCATATCGCCTAGGTCGCTCAGGTTGTTGATGGTCATGGCTTGGTCCCAACTGATCGCACCACGCGGCGTCCCAAGAAAATCAGGGATCAACGTGGGATACTCGCGATTGACTTTTTTCATGTAGTTCCACGCTTCAAGTGCGCCCATTTCGTAATGAACGCGCAGCGTCATGTAGTACGCCAAAGGTTTATCCTCGGCGTTCCACCATTGGCCTTTGTGGGGATTGAATAAGGTCACAGTCTTGGTCCTTTTGGTTAAGGTGGCTCAGACCGTTTCGCTATCGGGTCCGGTCCATCGCGACTTGTCGAGCAATGTCGCCTCGACCGGGGAGAGGTTGTCGATGCCGCAGTCGTCCAGGTATTCGATCTCATCCAGTTGCTCCCAATCGGGATCAAACCGGGCGTTGCAGGCCTCGGCGGGCCAATCGCCGCCGCCATCGGCCATTGCGGCGGCAAGCTCCTTGAAGCGTGCGTGCGCTGCGTCCTCGTCTGCGGCCTCGACCGTGACGGTGGCATAGGCCCGCACGCTGGCGGCAAAAGTGGCGTTGTACTTAGGCATGGCTTGGTCCCTTGGTTGGGCGGTTGGCTACCGCTACCGCGCGTCCTCCAGGTGCGCGGTTTCGAGCCGGCCAAGGCTCTCGTCAGGCGGCTAGGGTCATCTCGCCGTGGTTGGGGCAGTGTGGTGCGCCGACCTCATTGATCCACTTGGCGGTTACCCGGACGGTGTAGCCGCATTCGCCGCACTCCGCCTTGAGGAGGCGGGTCGACTGTTTCTTGACGTTGGACCCGTCGAGCTTGGCGTGCGGGTAAGGCCCGAGAGCTTCGAGCATCGGCTCGACCGCAGCGATAAACGCCGGTCCCGCCGTGGTGGCGGTCATCTTGCCGGTGAGCCCGATTGCGGTGGCGAGTTGTTTAAACGGAGCCTTATGCCCGGTGCCGACAGGCAGGCAGGCATGCACCAGTTCGTGCGCCAATATCGCTGCCACCTCGACCGGCTCGGAGACGGCGGGCGAGATGAAAATTTCGACGCTGCAATCCGCCGATGCCATGGCGTACCAGCACTGACCGATGAACCGCGATCCGTTCGATCCAGCCAAGGCGCGTTTTGAAGGCCAGCCGCAGGATACCCGCAGTTTTTCCGGGATAGTGGCGCCGTGCGCCGCAAAATGCGGGCGCAGCAATGTGACGAGCCCGTGCAGCCACGGCTCGCGATGAGCGTAGGTGTTCATAGCTTGGTCCCTCTGGGGTAGCGTCCGCTGGGCTTGTGACCAGCCTGCCGCATTACCGCGCCTTGCGGCGCGTCACTCTGCGTTTAGAACAGGATATCTTCTCCGTCGTACAAACCGCGAGGCAGCGGCCCGCCGCGCGCCTCCATCGCGTCTTGAGTTTTGATAGCTGCGCTGTCTTTGACGAGGCTGTCAAACGTCTCGCGTAGCCGGCGGCGACGCTCAATCTCGATATCAAACTCGGCGTCGGTCAGCGCGCGCCAGTGGCGTTGTCTTACGCCGCATGGTCCCTGGCACTTGCGTGCTCGGACGGGATGGTGCGTGCCGCAGCACATACAGACCTTGATGTTGAGCGGGTATCTCATGGGCTGTCCTCTGTCAGGTTATCGATCGCCATGCGTGCCAGCCTGACGTAGGCGTCCAGGTTATCGAGATCGCGCCGCACGCTGCGGATGTCGCAGCTTGCCCAGTGGCGGGATGCAAGCCTGCTGGCGTCGCTGACATGGCGGAGAGAATTGTGGACGTTGTAGATGCGCTGGGCGCGTTCTTCGCTGGTCATGGGTTCCTCCAAAAGCCGTACCATGAGGCGAGGGCAGCGAGGCCAACGCCGCCCAGCGAGACGTAGATGTCGAGTAGGGTCAGGGTGTTCTGCATTGCTTGGTCCCTTGTTCGCCGGGCTTGTGACCGGCGTGCCGCATTAACCGCTCGTTAGAGCGGCCACTCTGCGATCATCTGTCGGCAATCATCTTGGTGCCGGCCTCATTGTAGATAACCCAGCCGCTGCCATTACGGCTTGTGACGTAGGTCAGCTTGGCGTGGATAGCCCGGGCATGACCCAGGAACGCCCGGGCCAGCATGTCTGCCTCTTCGGCTGTCTCGCAGACCAGGGCTTGGGGTGGTTTGGTTGTCCAGGACATGCGTTGTTTCGCCATGTTTGGTCCTTTCAACGTAGGGCTTGTGCCAGTGCCTTGGAATTAAGGATCTCGACGTTCATCTTGGTCCCTTTCAGGCAATGCGATCTATGATCGCCGCGTTTTTCTCGATGTAGGCTTGCGCCGCCTCGGCGGTCTTGAATTTGATCAGGAGCTTGTGGGTGCGACCGCTGTCGCTGATCCTGACGATGCGATAGGGCCAGACGCTCTTGGGGTTGGTTTTCTTGACTGCATGCTTTGACATTGCTTGGTCCCCTAGGTGCAAAAGCGCACCATGAAGCGCCGCCGAAACGGCGCTCTGTGCTACGCTCTAAGCGATGTCCGCGTTGCGGACCCAGCTATCCTGCGGGCCGTTGCCCCACCAGCGCGGCGGAGCGTCGTAATCGGGCCAATGCTTCGGGTCGCGCCCCAGCCAATCGGCTGCGACGCGACGCGCCTTGGCGGAAACCAGCGTGGCGTATTCGGCCTTGGTGATTTCCACCGTAGGGAAATAGCCGGGTTTCATCGCCTTGGAAAAGGCAACGGGCCTCATGCCGGCGGAAACGTAGGCGCCGGCCTTGGTGGCGCGGAAAACCGTGATCAGGCTGTCCGTAGCTTTGAAATAACGGGTCATGAGCTTGGTCCCTTAGGTGCATGAGCGCACCATGAAGCGCCCCCGGAGAGGCGCTCTGTGGTAAGCTCAAAAGGTAGAATTGTAGGATTGTCCGCTGGTGGGCTGGATACCACTCAGGGCGGGAGCTACTGCCGGGCTAGCGGGGCGTGGCTGCGGGAGGTGGAACTCCGCAGCGCGTTTCCTCGACCGAATGTCGCTGGTGGACCGGGCTTGCATGAGGGAGGTTTGGTGTGTCTAGCGGGAAACCCCTCGGAACCCTACCGTGCTGATCTGCCTGACCAGAGCCTCGATGTTGCCTAACTGAAGAGTAAGATGAGGTTGGGTAACCGGATGATCAAGCCCTAGAATGTCGATTTTTTGAAAAAAGTTTGCGAGGCATAAATTATGCCGGAGGATCAAGGGGATAGGTGCGCCACATGCCGGTACTGGATGGGCCGCTTGGCGGAATGCCGGAGGCACCCGCCGGCCCCCCGGGTAGCCGGTCTGTCGGCGGGCGGCTGGCCGCGCTCCGGCCCGGACGATTGGTGCGGCGAGTGGCGAGGCATCGAGGCTGATGGATGACCTGTTCCGCCCGCGCTACCGGGTGCTCAGCGGAGCCGAGAAGGCGCTATACGGTGAGTTGAGGGCGCGGTACGGCCAACTGGAGGAGATGATCCTGGGATTGCCCACCGGGCGCTACCGGGCCTTGGCATTGACCGCTCTGAAGGAGTCCCGTGGCTGGGCCATGAAGCACCTCACCGACAACGGATGAACACACATTATATATATGGGCCTCCGAGAGGGTCGGAACGGAGCCCCGATGCAACCGAAACGGGTAGCGGACGGCGTTATGCAACATGGCCTAGGATCGCGCTGGAGGGCCGCCAGAGGCCCTGAAGATTTCCAGGTAAAATGATACCCGGGCTTTGTTGGGTAACGTGGCGGGCTCCAGGATCGATCTAACGGCATACCCAAGGTCTATGATCAGCTTGGCTTACTATCTCGCGCCAGAGTATTTATTACACGCCCGTCACATGGGCTGATCATGGCCTCGTCTTGGTTACTTCAGTCTAATCACGTCAAGCGATTTTGTTATTAAGGCCTTTACTCAGCCTATTCAGTATTCGCCCGAAGTATTGGTTTTTGATAGGAGCGGCCAGAATGAGTGTCGGAGAGGTCCGGAGATCGACCGAGGCGGAAAGGCGGTTGTACGGGGTGGAATGGCGCACGCGGAGCGCGTGGCGGACGCAGCCGACAGTGAGGGACATGGCGAGCATGGTGAGGAAGCGGATCGGGCCGCAGCGGACGCGGTACATCGAGCAGTACGCCATGTCCCTGGGGATCAGCCTCGACGAGGCGAAGGCGAAGCTGAAGGCGCAGAAGCGCCGGCAATGGCCCCTGCCATCGGACGACAGCTCACCCCTACCGCTCAGCGATTAAGAAGCATTCGCAAATGCCCGGCGTACCCAAGTCCCGGCAACTGCCCATCGACTACACCCAGCCTCTCCGCAACGTCAGGCACGAGAGGTTCGTCATGCTCATCGTAGCCGGCGTGCCTCAGATGGAAGCCTTCACCCAGGTAGGCTACGAGCCGCACAGAGGGAACGCCTCCAGGCTCCAGATGCAGGTGGCCCCAAGGATTGATGCAGTGCTGAAACGGCAAGAAGTTGAGAGAGCGCAAGCGATAGCCGCCTCCGCAGCGGAGCCTTGGCTGTCAAGGGATTTCGTGCTGGATGGACTGCGGAGCAATGCCGAGAGGGCGCTCCAGGCGGTTCCAGTACTTGATGCTAGGGGCAAGCCGACGGGCGAATACCGGTGGGACGGATCGGTGGCTAATCGAGCACTTGAGCTATTGGGCAAGGAGCTGGGGATGTTCGCCGAGAAACGTATCATCGACCAAAGAATTACTGTGTCGGACGAGCAGCAGACTGAGATCGACCGCATCCTCGACGAGAGCGCGACCAAGCTCAGGCTCTTGCGCGAGGGTAAGCTGATCGAGCATGACCCGGACGTGGATAGTTGACGAGCGGTGGCACTGGGATGGGGTGAACGGGGAGCCCAGGTAGGGTAGTAGCCGGGAACCCCTTCATACGCACTGGCGGCCTCCTGGTGCGATCTATGGGCATATGCGGGGTAGAGGGAGCCCGGTAGCGTGGGTCCGGTGCTGCGGGTTTAAACCCTACGGTCGCATGGATGGGGGGTGGAGTGGGGGATAGCGGCTCGGCACCCTAGCCACAGTGCAGTCGTATCAATGGCTTGCGTCGGCAGTTGGGCGGAAGCAGCATCCGCCTTGGGCAGGGGCGTGTACACCTGCGGTTATGTCAGTATCGAAATATCCCGGGTGGAGACCGCGCGTTTAAACCATATGGTTGGGCCAGCGCGCTAAGCCGTTGATATCCATGCATACAGCAACAAGGGATAGGTGAGCGCCCCCCCACGGGGTTCGATTACTTACTCCCAAAGGGGAGGTGCGACAACGACAGTGCGAACGGTATCCTCACGTCGCAAGGGTTGGGGTAACCTATACCAAGGGGTGGGTTTGGGATGGAGGTTGATGCTGAGTGGCTGGCTAACCGGGATGCGTGCGTGGCCCAAGCCCTCACGCTGATCGTGGTAGCCGAGAGGCGGGCTATGGCGGGGCACCCGGTAGCCGGGATGCTGCGGCTGGCGGCGGCTACGCTTGAGGCTGCCACCCCACCGTGGCTGGCGCCTCGCCCGCCCCTGACCCGCCAGTCCTAGGGAGGGGCCGGGGTCGGATCGGATCCCGCTTTTGGGGCCCCCCGTAGCCGTGGCGGCTTCCCCCGCGCCACACTCTGCATGCATGGGGTCTCGTTTACTAACTGCACATGCTTGACCTCCTATCGGGAGCGCATTGCCCACACAAAGCCGAGACAGGCCGCCGCGATCGTGACCACGACACCGGCGACAAAACCGAGAATGAAACAGATCACCCTACGACACGCATCTGTGCATTATCATATGTCCCCAGGCCTTGTTAACCAACGGCGCCATTCGCGAAGCCGCCCGATGGTGTTCAGTATGGGCAGCAGTACGAACAGGGCGACAAAGGAGGTCGCCCACTGGTAGCGCGGCGCGTCGGACATTTCGCCCTTGAGCAGCCACCAGCGGTATCGGATACCGTGTGTCATATCGTTAGCCCGGGGATGGTTATGGACAACTGGCGGGACCGTCTTCTGGTGGAGCGCGACGAGCTTGCCGAGAGACTGCGGAAGCTTGAGGGGTTTATCGACGAGGGCGACCTTTCGAAGCTGGCGGTCGAACAGGCAGCTCTTCTTATCGCGCAGGGTTATGCGATGCGCCAGTACCTCGACATCCTCGATGCCCGGCTTGACCCATGACTGACGAGCCCAAATTCGCCGATGTCGTGAGGAACCGTTTAGAAGGGCAGACCCTTCACCGGGCCCAGATCCCGCACTGCTGGTATTGCTGGGCGATCACCCCGTGGTGGGACTGTCATTGCCCGGACGCGACCCTCGCCAGGGAAGGCAAACTGGCGAAACCGAAGTTTGTAACCCGGGACGGCAGGCGGGTGGTCATCCTGCCCCAAAGGACCAAGGAGGTCGACATGGCGAAAAAGAGGAAGGGCAAGGGTAGGGGATACTGATCCCGGGTTGACCAACTGGGGCGGTTCGCCTATATCACCGTTATGCAACAGAAGCCACCCCCGAAACCGAGGGCCAAGAGGGCCACCAAGTCTGCGACGCCGATAACGCCTCGGGCGAAGAAGCTGAAGCGTCGGACCCGGGTGCGGACCTGTGCGCCGCCGGGTCAGTGTAAGTTCTGCGACGCTCGACGGGAGACCGCCAAGCACGCGATGCGCCGCCTGCGTGAAAGACGCGGGGCATGATCGAGATTGTCTCGGTCTTCGTAGCCCTGAAGCACCCGCACGTCTTTATGGTGCTGCTGGGGATTGTGGTCTTTATCTGTATCCTCGTCGTCTCTCTTGAGATCGGCAGGAAGATCGAGCGGGTCTTCCCCTTGAGGACGGCCCTGAGGGTGGCCGGCGCCGTCCTTGTCCTGTGGTTCTGGTGGTTTGTCGGCTTCAACATCGTGGCGATACCATTGGCTGTTGTGCTCCTTTCCCTGATCATCCCAAGGCGGAGATACCGATGAGCGCGCTTTTCGGTTTCTTCCTGGCGACCCGTACATCCTGCTGGTCATCATCGGGATCCTCGGGTTCTTCTGGCTGCTCGCCATCTGCTGCGAAGAGAAGGCGAAGCCCAAATACGAAACGATGGCCAACCAGCGCGGATACCGGGGATGAGCGCGGTCTCGTTTGAAATCGACTGGGAAGGCGTTGTCGTGCTCGACGAGCGCGGCGAGAAGTGGGAGCACGGCTGGAGAACCCAACCCGTGTTGCCGCCGACCGAAGCCCTGACCACGGTCGGCATCACCTCCGACGACGACGACGGTTACATGCTTCGCTTTACCACCTTCCACGTCGGGGATAGATACCACATCGGGATCGAGCTTCCCTTGGACAAGGATAAGGTCGAGTCCCTGTTGGAGTTCCTGCACTTTATTCGTCAGAGGATGGCGTAACCTCCGGGTCGAGATCGAGGGGTAGGACTATCTGATCCCAGACCCAATGCTTTGAGAACGGGTCTGTTGATACCCAGATGCGTCCTTCGTCATCGAGAGCGATGAGCCTCCTTTTCGCATACTGAATGGCGATTATCTTTGCCATTTTATGACCGCAGACTGCGGTAGCCCGCCGGTCTTACCGGCTTCTTACCGCAGATCAGTTCATATGCGGCTTCCAGGTCGTCCATCGTCATATCGCTGACATTCACCCCGGCGAGCAGATCCTCGACTTCCCGCGTCGGCACGCAGCGCACTATGAACCGGAGGTTTTCACGGTGTTCCCTGCATGGCATGTCTGCATCCCGCATTGGCCGCATCCTGAAGTTTAAACGCGATGTTCGACGGCTATCTTCCGACCACGATAGACGACGCCATCGCCTACTACCGGATCGTCCACGAGACCGCAACCGGCGAAACCCGACGCTTGACCCGGGCGAGACTTGGTCAATCCGACCTGTTCTACCTCCTGACCCAGATCCTCCACCGGAGCGACATCGTCCACCCCTGGCTGTTCGCCCGCTGCCGGGAAGTGCAGCGGAACCCGGACGGCTATCTCGATTTGTGGGCCCGGGACCACCGGAAATCTTCGATCATCACCTTCGGATTGACGATCCAGGACATCATCAACAACCCGGAACTGACGGTCGGGATCTTTTCTCACACCAGGGGCATCGCCAAGGGCTTCCTGCGGTGGATCATGACCGAGTTCAACACCAACGACGATTTGAAGATCCTCTACCCCAACGTGTTTTATGAAGACCCGAAAAAACAAGCTCCCAAGTGGTCGGAAGACGACGGTCTTGTTGTCAAACGCCGGACGAATCGTAAGGAGTCAACGGTCGAAGCCTGGGGCTTGGTGGACGGTCAGCCGACTTCTCGACACTTCGGGCTTCGCATCTATGACGACGTGGTCACTCTCGAAAGCGTGGCGTCGCCGGATCAGATCCGCAAAACCACGCTAGCCTGGGAGATGTCCAACAACCTGGGGGAGCAAGGCGGGAGAGAAAGATACATCGGCACAAGGTACGCGATGTTCGACAGCTACTCGACGATGCTGGAAAGACAGGTCGTCATTCCAAGGATCTACCCGGCGACCGATACCGGAAGGCTGGATGGCGACCCGGTGCTTCTGACCCCTGAGGAGTGGGAGGCGAAAAAGAAGACCCAACGCTCGACCATCGCCGCCCAGATGCTCCAGAACCCTTTGAGTGGCGATGACCAGACCTTTATGGCGGAATGGCTGAAGCCTTACGAGGTCCGGCCAAAACTGATGAACGTCGTGATCCTTTGCGATCCGTCCTTGGGGCGTTCAGCAAAATCCGACCGAACCGCGATCCCGGTGATCGGGATCTCTTCCACCGGAGGAAAATACCTCTTAGACGGGGTCTGTCACCGCATGCCTCTCTCGGAGAGGTGGCAGACCATCCGGGATCTTCACAAGAAGTGGGCGAGACAGCCGGGCTGCACGGTGATCGGGGTCGGCTACGAGCGGTACGGCCACCAATCGGATGTCGAGTACATGGAAGAGCGGATGCGGATCGAGAATTACGCTTTTCCCCTAAGGGAGCTTTCCTGGCCGCAGGACAACACCCGCTCGAAATCGACCCGGATCGCCCGGATGGAGCCGGATTTCCGGCTGGGGCGGTTTCTCCTTCCGTTACCTGTCTGGCGAAGAGGTCTCGGCGCCGCAACGTGGCACATCGAAGGCGGCGGGATCTCCTACCGTCCCCTGCGAGCGGTGACGACCCCGCAAAGAGACGCGATCGAGCGCGGCGAACAGGCGATGCTGGCCCGGGCGATCAAACAGGTCGACGAGGAGAACGAGGTCTACGACCTGACGATCCGCTGGATCGAGGAATACGTCGACCACCCCTACGGCCAGCATGAAGACCTGATCGACGCCGGCTCCCGGGTCTACGACATGCAGGTCAACCCGCCCCAGGTCGCGGAGAACTGGGATAACGGCCCCCAAGCCTATTGGGACGCATGACCCAGCAGCTAACAATCTGGACAGTCTATCGTTATCCAAAAGACTACCCGAATAAATTTGTCGCTCGTATGCACATAGCAGATAGATACGGATCGTATCCAACAGAGAATGTCATGCTTTCACCAAAACTAGAAACTATACGAATAGTTCTTGGGGGGATGGGGTTAACTCAAGTTCCGCGCCAAGAAGAAGACGATCCGGTTATCATAGAAAACTGGCTATAGGAGGCGAAGCGTGGCTGACGAATTTGGCAACCCGATGGGCTATCTCGGTGTGAGACCGACGATGCCAGCCGATATCGGCATCCCGGAAGTTTCTTCGGGGAGGGTGCAGGAAGGCATCGGCGGGCCCCGCATGCCGCAGATGCCCGGTCTCTCAGCCGGCCAGCAATCCGCTCCGCAGAGGATCGCGATGCCGGCCTTGAGAGGGGGAGGTATCCTCGCCCAGGCGCAGCCCCTGGCCTCGCAGACCACCAAGGCGCTTGCCGCTGCCCAAGGCGCTTCCGGGGCGCCGCCGATGGCGGGACCGCAAAACCGGGTCATGCAGGCCCGCGCCGGTCGGGTGGCGCAGAGCCGGTTCCGCTAAGCAATGAATACCGCCCGGCGAGCCGCCAACCCGAAGGCCCGCAAGGAATACCAGAACCCGGAAAACACCACTGAGATCATCCCGGCCCTGAAAAAGCGCCAAGCCAAGGCCGGCGAGATGACCCGGGTGCGAAAGATCAAATTTAAAGAGCACAACTACCGGAGATGAGCGAGCATCTGGCCGGTGTCTCGGAATCGATCATCAAGGCCCTGCCGCCGGCTTTTCTGTTGCTGCTCCTGATCAACACGGTGTTTCTCGGTCTGGTGGTCTGGTTCCTGACCTCGCAGATGGAATCCCGCATGCTGATCGCCATGCGGATCATCGAACACTGTTTTAACAAATAGGAGTGCTGACATGTGGGAGTGGCAGAGAAACAGCGGCAGTTTGCGCGGCACTTATTACGACAGCCGGGGCAAGCCGACCTATTCCTTAATGTCATACCCCAGCAAGTACAAATCCGGGGTGATGTCGACGACACTGTTTCTGCCGGGCAAGAACAAGATCACCGACCATTATGTCAGGGATGAAAGAGGGAAAGAGGAGTTCCCGGATTTCAATGCGGTGATCGCCTATCTGGAGGCGCACGACCCGGATTGGGTCTACCGCAACGGTAAACCGTCGAGAGAAGCAAAAATATACCAGCAGAAACAAGAAGAATTGGAGTTGTGATGTCGGAGATCGAGAAGATGCGGGTGGCGCGCGCGATCGAGTGGTTGAAGGAAGGCGGCACCGTCGGGTTTGTCGTGATCTGCCCGCCCAAGGACAGCCCGACGCTCGACAATTTCCCGACCCAGATCGAGATGCCCGAGAGCGACCTGAAGGAAGCCGTTCGCCTCGCCCTGGAAGAGCATTTGAAGACCCTGTAGGGCGGAGACGGATATGCCGGTTGCCAGCTACCCCTACGCCAGGGACGACCGTTTAAATGCGGTCCAACTAGACAAGGATCTGGAGTTTTCGCCGGGGGCGAACCCGCCCAAGAGCCGCCTTGGGGTGGGCGCCGGCAGGTTCAAGTTCTGGATGGACACGTCAGGGGCCCTGCCGGTCCTGCGGCAGTGCGTGGTTACGACGGCGAGTGCTTCCTATGTCGCCGCCGACTGGATCGCCTGGGGTGTCGTTGACGCGCCAAACCACAAATTCCACTTCGACCCGGCCTTTGTCGATTTTGCCGGCGGATCGGGTGGTTCGTTTCCGATCAACGGGGTGATCCAGGCCACCGGCCCGACAGGTGGTCTGGCGTTTAACGACCAGACGGTCGGCGGTCAGAACTGGATCTGGTACGCCACGGGCGGACAAGCTTATCTCGACAGCGGCTCCGCCCACCGGATCACGGTGAATTTCTCCCGCGGCGACATGAACGTCGCGGGCAATCTGTATGCCGGGTCACTCACCTCCCAAGGCAATCAGGCGGCGGTGTTTATGGCCGACCGGGCCAACCCGACGACCGTGACCTGGGGCTGGTACGCTTCCGGCAATGTGATGAACCTGTGGCGTAATGACGGGTCGATCCCGTTCCGGGTCGAGGCCAGCGGCAATGCCTGGATCGCCGGCAACCAGATCATCCGGGCCGGCGACGGCGCTACGCAGTTCCAGTCAAATCTCAACGTCAGTAACGACCTCCACGTCTTTGGCAATGCCTACGCGCACAACCAACTGCTCGTCACCAATCAGGCGACGATCGGCGGCTCGGTCGTCGTGGGCGGTGATCTCTACCTCAACCGCACCAGTGATCCCTGGGGCTACATCCTGCGACCGAATATCGCCGGCTACAGCAACCTGCGGTTTTCCACTGCCAGCGTCACATATCTCGCCCAGGTCGATGCGCTAACAAGCAACTTCTATATCAACAGCAACGGCGGATACCCGCTTTATATGCACGCCAATACCGGCAGCGTCAGGCTCTGGACGGTGCGCGACGGGGTCAGGGCGTGGTCAACCGGGACACTCGATAACGGCACCTACCAGATCGCCGATGAATCTGCCGGCTTGGGCCGGCTGATTATCGATACCAACGGCACGACAACCCTGCATGGGTCAACTGCGTGGCCCTTGGTCAGCGATAGTCCCAGCAGTTATTGCATGCATTTGCAGACCGCCACCGGGGTCAGGGCGTGGTCGTCGGGTGCTTATAATAGTGGCTCGTATGTGATCCGCGACGAGACCGCCGGCGGCGTCGTCAGGTTTGATATCGACACGTCTGGTCAGGCGCATTTCTACGGCGGTCAGGTTTATGCGATGGGGACCAATGCGATTTATTGGTTCCAGGATCGTACTCTGGGAAGCTATTGGGGATGGCTCGCCTATAACGGCACTGCCTATCTGTATTGGACCGGATATGGCGAAAGATTTAGTTTCACCAGAGACGGCGATTTTATTACAGCCGGCAATGTTTACACAGGCGGGCTGCACACCATAGGTATGGACGGCGCTCAAAGTATCGGTTTGTACCGCGTGGGCGATGGGGCTTATCTCTACTTTTACCCCGGCATCTCCCTCGGTTGGGAGCACTGGACCGGAAATTTGGTATACTACAATTCCAACGGCTACCATGTTATTATGCGGGCCAGTGACGGGCTGGTGTTTAACAATCAGGGCCCGATGGCGGGTATGGGCGACTACCAGAACCTCTCCGACCGGCGGTTCAAGACCGCGATAGAGCCCACGGCACGCGGTTTAACAGAAATCCTCCAGCTTCAGCCGGTCGAGTTCGAGCGCATTAAACCAGCCCTCATCGAGGGGGAGCGGCCCTTGGAGATCGGCTTTGTCGCCCAGGATGTGGCTCCGGTCTTGCCGGAAGCGGTGTGGGTGGCCGGGGTCGAATTGCCTGACGGCACCGGCGGCCTTTCGACCTCTGACCCGACCCTGGCGATCTCTTCGGCGACGATCGTCGCCTGTCTGGTCAATGCGGTGAAGACCCTGGATCAGAGATTACGGTCTTTAGAGGGAGTTTAAACATGCCGGAACAGATACCCGACATCGCGATCACGCTGACGGTAAACGAATTGAATGTGGTGCTCGATGTCTTGTACGACGGGCGACATCGGGTGGTGTGGCCCGTGATCCAGAAGGTTCTCGAACAGGCGCAGCGGGCGGAGCGGGCGCAACGGGAGCAAACGCCCCGCTTGGCCCAGGCTGACTGACCAAGGGTCGGCTGATGACGACATCTTATCCCTATCGCACGGACGACCGCCTCTATGCGGCTGACCTCGATTGGGATCTGGAATTAAACCCCGGCCCGAACCCGCCCGGCTCGCCCAACGGCGGCGCCGGCATGTTCAAATACTGGGTCGACACGTCGGGGATATTGCCGGTCCTCAGACAATGCGTTGTGCCTCGGGCACAGAATATCTACGAGCCGCTGGAGTGGATGGCGATCGGCACTTACGACCCCGGCGGG